AACAAACGCCCGTTACCTCGTTTGTCTTTACGGGGTAACGGAACAATGTTTTGAACACTTTGAATTTGTCTGCGGGTATAAGGTTTGAAACATAAGCCAAAAAATCGGTCACGGGTTGCGTAATGTATGGCGTCAACGCCTTTTCCGCATGAAATCGTATGCGGTTTTGGTGGTAAATCGCCCTACTTATCGCCGCTTTGTTCCGTGGCTCCGTTTTCTGCTTTTTTATTTCTCTTATATCTAAGCCCATTTTCTTTGTCAAATTCAAATTTACTATCTCCCGGTAACTGCCAACCGCCGTTATTTGGCATTTTTAAAAGTCTTTCGGCGTGGCTAACTTCAAAATCTCGTGTCGTTTTCAATGTTTCATTTTCCAACGTCACTATTGTTTGTTTACTCTTTTGCATTTTTTAAGTCTGTTAGCGGGTTAAATCCTTCCGGTAAGATAATAGTCAAATCATCCGACCAATTAGGTAAAAACGTCCATTGTATTACGTTGCTATCGGGTGCCTCAAATCCTCCCAATGTTTTATCCCCGATAAACAAAGAACGAATTGGAATAGGATAATGCGTTGTTGCTTTTTCCGGGTCTTGCAATGCACCAATTGCGCCGTTATCATCAAACAAATAAACCCCCAAATTTTGGGAATAGCTTTCACATTGCAAACCTTTCAATGCTTTAATCAGTGATTGCGGCATTCTACGCATAACCGCCGTAAATGGGGTTGGCTCACGTCCAATAATTTCCTCAATACCGCCCAACGTTTCGTTTCCTCCGCCGAACGTACGGGGTGCGCCTGCTTCTGCTGTCGGTGCTTGGATATACGGGGAGACAACAATTTTCGTGTCGTCTTTTGCCACTAACAACGGCGTCCATGACGATCTTACCCCAATACTCGCCGGCGTGGTAAATGAATTTTTTTCTCCGCCGCTTTTATACAATCTCTGAAACGCTACTTTCTGAATCTGTCCGAAACTCTCGGCACACGTAAAGTCTGGAATGTTTGGCAACATTTCTGCTGCCGGGCATTTACAAATAGCCATAATCTTAATTTTTTAACGTTAAAACTTTTGTTATTATCTCCGGGGGCTAACCCTTTGCCCCATTACTTATTGCAAAGTTATAATATTTTCGGCTAAATCCTTTCATATATGAAATAAAATGCTAATTACGACGTTTAATTCCCCTTGTTGCTTGGCTGTATGGTCTTGTATCGCCGTCCGCCAATTCCTTTTCATATATTCCGGTCAAACCGTCCTCCGGGTCGTCATGCTCATTTGCTGGGAAATCACGCAAAAACCCGGTTACGTGTTCATGTATCTTTGGAAAACGTTCCTCCCATCCTAACGGCATTATGATTTGGGCGTTGACGCTTGCCGAATTTGTTATAATGCGGCTTTCCTTGTTGGCACCTTGGTAAAATGGTTCGGAAATCGCTTTTATCTTTTTACGTATCAACTTTTCAAACCCGGCACCGCCGTTGTTACTTTCAATCCATGCTTTTTGCGTTCCACAACGGTTTATCATTTCCGGGACGGTAACGGCTGTTACTTCTGTATTTTCT